CAATAGATATGATATCGAAAAGTCACAAAGCATTTGGATTAATATTTCCAATCTATTTTCATGTGGAGAAATCTTTCTATATAAGTATTGTTTACAGGCCAACTTTTAGTAATAAATTCGCATATGAACATTTAATAAGTATTGATTTTGCATGGAAAATAGAGTTAGGAAATATATATGGAAAATCTAAATAAATTGACTTGGATAAAGAAGAAACACTGCCTGCAACAGGCAGTTTGCGCAAGAATACGGGGGTGTTGTCTCGTGGGACACTTCGTAGGATTTTGGGAGTTTTGCTCCCGCCCGAACTTTGTGAAACCCCCGCCTTCATAAATCCGCTGGGACGTTATCGGCAAGCGGAGACAGCGCAGTGGGACAATGACAACGAAACACTAAAAGAAAACGAATGACAATAATATTTCAAAAATAAATTCACAATGAAAAAAACAGTAACCATATTAATCGTCCTTGTGTTCATTGCAAGCAGTTGTGGAAACAAAAAAGTTCCTTTCGATTACAGTACATTACCTTCCGTATGGTTGCCAGAGTCGTGGAGTGATTGTTCGAGTGTAACTGTAGACTGTGTAGAGCGTATCCGTGATTATATATTAAGCACAGATTATGATATTCGTAGAGATATAATATCAGAAGGAGATAATGATATCGATAATGATAATGCAATAGTGATAGAGGGAAATAAAATTATTCGTAAGTGGCTCGCTTATTCGCTTTCGAATATAAGAGATGAATTTGAAATTTTAGAATCATATCAAACAGGTAATATGATAGTATTTAATGTAATACCAAAAGGGCTAAAAAAGAAGTACGATTTTAAAGTTATTTGGATAGATGAAGATAAAGGAATTGCAGAATGGATTTTCGACAAAAAAATGTTTGATAGAGGCATATACTACGGTAAAATAATAAAGACAAACTAACTCTCAATGAAAAAAGCAGTAATCATTTTAATCATTTTTGCAGTGATTACAGGCAGTTGCAAAGTACAGAAAAGCCCTGCAACTCACGAAAAAGGCGTAGTAATCAACGGTATAAAATGGGCAACTCGCAATGTCGATGAATTTGGCACATTTGCCCCAACACCCGAAAGTGAGGGGAAAATTTATCAATGGAACAGAAAAATAGCGTGGAATACAACAGACAAGGCTGTTGATTGGGATTATTCTCTTCCCGAAGATAAAAAATGGACAAAAGCTAACGACCCAAGTCCTGCAGGTTGGCGTGTGCCTACTTTTGACGAAATCAAAACATTGTTGGACACTACAAAAGTGGAATATAAATGGGTGGTTCAAAACAGCGTAAGAGGTGGAAAATTTACCGATAAAAGAAACGGCAACTCTATTTTTCTGCCTGCGGTAGGTACGCGCGATTGTAATGACAGTAAACTCAAAAATGAAACCCTTGATGGTAACTATTGGAGCAGTACGCCAAAACTGCGTATTCCGAGTTACTATCAACATTACTACTACTTGCTATTTGATTATTTTGACAGAAATGAAGGCGCAAAATATCGTAGCAATGTTGGTAATAACGGGTTTAGTGTTCGTTCCGTTGCTAAATAAAAAATAATACAACAATGACAAAATGATAATATTTTTAGTTTTAGTTGCAATAATTTGGATTGTTTCGAAAAAAAGCGAGAAAATTAGATTTTGGAAAGAGAAATTAATCCAACAGCCTTTCAATTATTATTTATTGATAGGTTTACTTATCATTGGTTTTTTCTTTAGACTTGACCATTCAGACAGATTTGGTTGTATTGTATTTGCAGAGCCTATTTTTGAATTCAAAAACATATTATTTTCTGCGATTTCCATAACATTGATTTTATTGTCGCTTTTCTTTCAAAAGAGGAAAGTTAAACTAACATTGATATTTTGTGAATTACTGTTTTGGATATTTAAGTTTTCTTTTTTCAAAGGTGGATATGTTGTCAATTATTTGGGAACAGCAGACCCGATAATATCATTATTCGACACAACGACATTAGCATTGAGACTTTTCATAATTAATTCCTTGCTGAAAACAAGTACTAACCAAGTCTATATTTTGATTTGCACACTAATTGTAATATCAATGAAAATTTACTTTTTCCCGTTACCTCATTCTTTTTATGTTGCAGAAAGAGAGTACCAAATGGAAAGTGAAAATACAAAAAACTTCTTGATAAAAGGCGAATGGATTGAAGTTAAAGATACAACAGAAAAAATACGAATAGTTTTCTTTCCCGAAAGTGCAGTTATTTATAATTTGCAAAATGAAGACAGTTTATTTTTTAATAATATTTCGTGGCAAATAAACCGTGTTTTTTTAGAGTCTTGGGAAAACTCTAAACATAATCGCTGTATTTTTGAATATCAAGAAAATGGGAAAGATACTTTAAACGTATATTTCAGATATAACGATGAAGATTATAAAAAGCAAATGACAAGAAAAAAAGGCAGCCGATAAGGGATTTGACTATAGAATAAATAATAGGGCATAAAACTACGAGTACAAAAACAACATTAATGAAAGACAGCCACAAACCCGCATAAATAAACAACTTACACAATAAAGACACACAGAACTCACCTAAAACCAAACGTACAAAACTATAATTCTCTATAATTCTGTTATAAGATTTCTGCCGATATTCGATAGGTTAAGGCACCCTACTATAATTTAAGAGGAGAAAACAGCCCAAATTGAGCCTAAAATAGCCGAAATAAGCCGTTATATGGCTTTTTCATGCCAACAATACAGAAGTGATTTACGAATAAAATAAGCCAGTAAATACTCTCAAGTGAGGTAATATTTGCGGGATGTTTTTTACTACAAATTTGCCTGAAAATATCGTTTTTTTATAAATACCTATGCAGTTGCCTATGTAGTTGCCTATGCAATTTTGTGCCAAAAAACAAGCTTAAAACACCCCCTTTTACCACTTTTTGAGGCTTAAAGTGCCAAAAATCGGGAGATAAGTACTCCCTATTGCACATAAAAAAATACTCTAAAACACCCCCTATTGCACGATAATTCATTGATTTATATTTAATTATGCAGAAATGGGGTAATTTTGCATTGTATGCTTGGTTTTGGCTATCCCAAGTTAGCAGCCAAGTAGCTTATTCTTTTGTTTGCTAAATTCCTCCTGTGTTATGGCTCCCATATCCAGCAATTCTTTATATTTTTTTATTTCGTCGGCCACAGAGATGGTCGATTGTGTAATTGTTTCCTGTGGTTCCTTTAGAACTTCGTCGGGAAGTTTATATTTGCTTGGATATTCATTTTTAAAGAATTTTTCAACGGTTTTAAAATCCTTATTTTTTAGGGAAAAGACGATATAAGATAGTTTTTCATTATCTGTTATGCAGATTGTCAATATGTTTTCCGGTCTATCAGATAACTTGACATCTTTTGTCCCAGTACCTGACATTCCTCCGATAAGTGCACCAAGAGGGCCTAAGAATAAACCTCCAACAACAGCCCTGCCAACAACAGATTTATTCTTTTTGACAATAATTTGTTCTTGGTTTTCAATAGTAATGTATTGAATCTCATCTTGCAGTACTCCTGTTTTTCTTGAAGAAAATCCTCGTGCTAATTCAATAATTACTCCATTTGTATACGGTTTTATAGCAGTAAGCAATATTTCGTTGATTTGTTTATTTGCAATCATATTATCAATGTAGTCAATGCCGCTAATGTATTTTACTTTGTCGATTAATGTGGCTAATTTTGACTTACCATAAATAGACGATAATTCTTGTTTATTTAACTCCTCCATCTGTTTACAATTTTTAGACTATTAGATTATAATCATTTTCCTTTCTGCTGATTTTTTTTATACATATCCAACAGCTCATTTTTAGAGCTAATAACTTCTTTTAAGGATTCAATTTCTCTTTCTAAAAATTTTATTCGTGTTAGTAAATCTTTCTCCGTTTGCTGTAATTTTTCATCTAATTTTAGCAAGCGTTGAATTTCTTTTTCGTATTCAGATATTATTCGATTTTGCTCGGACATATTATTTGAAGCGATATTTACATAATGTCCTCCTACAGAACCAACATTACGATCACCACTTATAGTATTATTAACGCCAACGGAAGGCTTGAGCATACTACCATTTCCCGTTAACAGCCACTCCTCAGAATATGAGGGATAATTTTCAACTATTGCTTGTATCCACTTAAATTGTATGTCCGTACCATTATTAATAGCACGAGACAATACACCTTTACTTGCTCCGATTGCCCTTTCTAATGTAGCAATTTTTATACCTTCACTATGAGCTATCTGCTCGATTCTATTCAAAATCGTTCCCATGGTGGTTGAAAATTATCTATTTTTAATCAAAATGTTGAAAATTATCATCATTTCTCTTGTTTAGTTGAAAATTATCATCTATCTTTGCATTATGATTTCAAATATAAAAAAACGCTTCAAATGTAATAAAAAATATTTAAATATGAGACTTAAAAATGAGATAATAGAAAGAATGAACGGATATGATTTAAAAAAGAAGGGACAAATATCCGAAGAGGTAATGAAAGAGCTTGGCATTTCAAAATCAACAGAGTGGCGCTACAGGAATGAAAATCGTGATAATGGGCCACTGACAACGCTTGCTTCACTTCGTATTATTTCAAGATATTTAGATGAAGAAATTGAATATTTAACGGAGTAAAAATTAATATCAAGACAATAAGAAAATAGACCAATGAAAACGAAATTAGTTCTTATCAATTGGATACTCAGTTTTATGGGCTTGTGTATCGACACAGAACGGTCGCCGCTGTGGGCAGTTCTATTAATGTTTGTATGGTTTGCCGGTTCATCACTTCTTTTGATTTATGCCGACAAGCGTGGGCGGTTGAATGATATTCGTAAACGATATAAACAATAAACAGTCATGAAAAATTCAATTTACTCGCTTCAGCCTGAATCTCAAAATCGGGCAATTCAAAGATTATCAGGTTCACAATCGCTTGGTAGAGTTCAAGCAGATACTCTCCACGCTCCCTGCCAACAGAAATCATTACTATACATCGAGCAGACCATTGTTTGGAGTTCTCGCTCTGAGGATCGGGTGGGTAAAAAGACACACTACACGGTTGCTTTTCAAAAGCCCCTTTCAAAGAGTCAAGGTAAGCAACACAGGGAGCAAGCGATTCTCGAAATTCTGTTTCGCAAGTAATTGCATCATTTGCAGTGATATCAACACATAATAAATAAGCCGGAACCATAATGTGAATATTTAAAATTTAACAACGCAAAATTAAGTATTATTTCCCGACAGGCAAGCACCGGTGTTCGAACCACCGGCGGGAGCGAAAAATAAAAAAACAATGGAAGTATTTAACGGAAATATTTGTTTAACAGGAGCTGAAATTACGCAGGTAATTCCTATGGGAACGTTTAAATCGCTTATAAATCGCAGTAAAATTATCAATCTCGCCGGCAAGGCCTGTTATGGAAATCCTGCATATTATTCGGTAGACAACTTTCCACATACTTATAGAACATTGCTTTACGAGGCTTTTCCTGAACTGTCCAACGAACAGCACAGGCTCGAAATGATAGAAGAGCAAAATATTGTACTGCAAAACATTTTACCGGATCCGAACGCCCGCAAGTTCTTTTCCGAATATTTCAAAGCCGGCGGCAAACCATTATCACCTGAAGAGCAAAAGAAATATGAGAACTCGGCAATAATACTTAACGCCATGCGCCGTGTGTGGGAAAGGAGTTACAGCCGGCATGCCGCCTCCGGAAGCGTAAGTAAAATGCGCAAAGGTGAATTTTGGAGGAAAATGGAAAACATGATGCCCTCTATTTCAGAAAAATATCTACACCAGCTGCCATATAATTGGCGAAGGTTGCAGGACACAGCAGAAGCATACGCCGGTAATAACTACGAAACGCTTCTTAATGGTCGAATCGGCAATAAAAACCGCATCAAAGTAACGCCGAAAATAGAAAGCATCGTTTTAAGCATTTACGCATCAAAAGACAAACCGTTCGCAACAGAAGTGCTGGCAAAATACAATGAGTTTCTACTTGGAATGATTGACATTGTGGACAGGGCCACCGGAGAAATATACGACCGGAATAATTTTTACAAGAACGGCGAACCGGTAACTGTCAGCGAAGGAACCGTGTGGAAAATAATCAATAATCCTAAAAACCGCCGCCTGGTAGACAGCCGCCGGAACGATGGCTTATATAACCGTAAGACACACGAACCGCACCACGAACGCAAAAGTCCTCATTTTTCTTTCAGTAAAATTTCAATGGATGACCGCGATTTGACACGTAAAACAACTTCCAACGAAAAAGTTTGCGCCTATTACGCCTATGATGTGGCAAGCGGTTGTGTTATCGGCGCCTCGTATAGCAAACACAAAAACATGGACTTGGTGACGGATTGTTTCCGGGATATGTTCCGGTTTATCGGAAAACATGACTTGAATATGCCGGGAGAGGTAGAAGTAGAACACCACCTTATGAATCAGCTTACTGATGAATTGAATGCCATGTTCCCGATTGTTACCTTTTGCGCCGCCGGAAATTCACAACAAAAACGTGCGGAACATTTTAACCGGGCAAAAAAATACAGTGCGGAAAAGCATTTGAAACAAACAAACGGCAGATGGTGGGCACGCAGCGAAGCGTACCGTGAACGCAGCGAGCGCGAAGGAGCCGAATACAAGGAAAAACGCCTTCCATACTCACAACTTGTTGCGGAAGATTTGGAGGCGATTACAATGTATAACAACGCAAAACACCCGAATCAAAAGGAGTATCCGGGTATGACACGCATGGATGTACTGATGAACTGCCAAAACCCGAAATTGCAAAAAATGAACAAGCCTGTATGTTACCGCTATTTCGGCTACTCACAGAAAACAAGTCTTAAACGCTCAAAATCGGTAACAGTGCAATATAAAGAGTGGTGGCTGCCAACACCCGACTTAATCGACCGCTTCAAAAGCAACAACTACGAATGTACAGCATATTATCTACCCGACCAGGAGAATAATATTGAAAGCGTATTTGTCTATCAGGGCGACCGTTTTATTGCGGAATGTAAGGAAATGGGCAGATACAACGAATCAAAAATAGAACAAACAGACGAGGATTTAGCAATAATGACCGAACAGGCAAAATATATTTCTCAATACCGAAAGATGTTAAAAGTCGGCAAAGAAGAAAAACTCAACCGACTGGCAATTATACCGGCAGAGCGTACCGAAAAAGCATTGAAAAATATTGTGGAAATAGTAGATACATCGCCACTGCCGGAACAGGAACCGGAATTCGCCGAGTATTATGCCGGTTTGTGCGAAGAGGATTATGCAGCTATGGCTTTAAATTCAATTTAAAATAAACTTAAAACACCAAAGAGATGATTACAACAGAATTAAAACAAAAGATTGCCGGTGCAATGATTGCACGGCGCGAAAATTTCGGCGGATCGGACGGTCAGTACGCCATAAGTTTAGGAATTAACTCAGCAGTTTACAATCGTATCAAAAACGGCGAAACCGAAAAAATACTTGCCGATGCCAAGTGGATCAGCCTTGCGCGTCACTTGAATGTAGAAATAGGCGGCGGTGCGGAATGGAAAACAGCAAAAACGCCTGTGTTTGTAAGTATCACCACACAACTCGAATTTTGCCAGCAAAACAGTGCGCTTGCCGTGTTGTGCGATGATGCCGGAATCGGCAAAACATACGCTGCTGAGCAATATGCCCGGACACACAAAAACGTGGTGTATGTGGATTGCTCGCAGGTAAAAACAAAACAGCAATTAGTCAGATTTATAGCCAAAGAACTGGGGGTTGGGTATAACGGTATGTACCGTGATGTGTACGAGGATTTGGTGTTTTATCTGCGCACACAGCTCAACCCCCTTATTATTCTCAACGAGGCCGGCGATTTAAATTATCCTGCATTCCTTGAATTAAAAGGCTTGCAAAACAAGACAAAAGAATGCTGTGGCTGGTATATGATGGGCGCCGACGGATTACGTGAAAAAATCAATAACGGCATCCGCCACAAAAAAGTCGGTTTTGCAGAAATATTCGACCGCTATGGAGCTAAGTTCCAAAAGATAGTACCCGAAGGCAAAGAACAGCGTGAGGAGTTCTATGCAGCACAAGCGGCGGCAGTTATTAAGGCAAATGCGCCTGAAGGCACGGACATTCGCACGATGCTGCTGGCAACCGACAGCCGTTTAAGGAGGGTTTATATTGAAATTAAAAAACAATTAAATGCCAATTAAACACGAAAACAATGTGTTTAACAACTAAAATTTAGCAGACATGATAATAAGAAGTACAAGAATACAAGAATGTTGGTGCTCAAATTGCGCTGCCGGACAGATGGAAAAAATATATGATATTATTTTCAGTGAAAAAATACACGAAAGTCTGCTTGTCGGAAGAAAAATAACATGTGATGCATGCGGATTTGAAAATGTAGTTGAAGATTTTATTGATATAATACCATTATCCTTTTTGGTATCATCAAGAAAGGATGCGTCAAAACATAAATCAAACGAAGAATTGTCCAACTGGTTAAATAAATAGAAAGATAAAAGGGAAAAAATAAGATGGCGTTTTTCAGCAACAGCAACATTATAGAGACAAAGCATAAAACGCTGCCGTTTACCGGCAAATGGCTTGACAGTTTCGGCGAGCCGCCCGCTTCGGGCAGTTGGATGATATACGGCACGAGCGGTAGCGGGAAAACGAGTTTCGCACTGAAAATGGCAAAATACCTGACAAATTTCGACCGTGTGTTGTATTGGAGCTTGGAGCAGGGCAATAGCAAAACGTTCCAAAATGCATGGAAGCGTGAAAAAATGTCGGAGTGCGGAACCGATATAATGGTAGCTGACGAGGACACGACCTTTGAAATGATAACAAAAACAATGTGCCGGCGGAAAGGACGAAACATACTGATAATAGATAGCCTCACACCGCTCAAAGGTCAATCTTTCAATATCATACAGTACGAACGCTTTCGCAAGCGAATGAAAGGCAAGTTACTGATATGGACGAGTCACGAAAAAGGCGGTATGCCGGACACAAACGTTGGCGACTATATTCTGAAACTTGCCGACCTGAAAATGCGGGCCGAAGGTTTTAAGATAATGACCAATACACGCTCCGGAGACAAAATGAAGGATTTTATTGTTTGGGAAAAAGGAGCGACAGAGTATTGGACAGATTAAACAATTACGAATTACGAATTTAAAATTACGATTATGGACGAAATGATTGAAATTACAGCAGAAAAAGTATTGAATAGCCTTGACGGATATTCATTTATGGATCAGGCGTATATACTTCGGGAAATCGCCGGAAGATTAGACAAATTAGCAGATGAATGTTTGCTACAGGAATATTCACTGAAAGAAACAGAATAATCATGCAAACATTAATAGATAAACAACAAAAGTGGCTGTTAAAGAAGTTCCATACGCTTTGCTCCCGTTTGGGTATGGATGATGAAACCAAGCGGGCTATGATCCGCACATACGGTGTGGAAAGCAGTCGGGATTTGCCGGTAAAGGACTTAACGGACTTATGTACGAAACTGGAACAGATATTTAATCCGCAATTAGTGGGCTTGGACAAGTGGCGTAAACGGTTGATAGCTTCCATTGGCGGCTGGCTCAGAGCAATGAGCAGACCGGAAAATATTAAAATCATCAAAGCGATTGCCTGTAGGGCTGCACAGGTAGAAACATTCAATGATATTCCGATGGAGCGGCTTCGGAGTTTGTATGCTGCATTTAATAAAAAGAAAAAAGACTTGGCAATGGTTGAGCAATTAACCATTGAGGAGCTGGATATACTTACCCTGGTAAATTAATGGCGTATAATGATACGGGATATAAAATCAGGGCATCGAGAATAAAGGAGATAACTTCACTTCATTACGAGCCGGAAAATCAAGCCAAGTGCTATAAACAGGTTTGGAAGCAACACATATATCCTTTGTTTGGTATCGGTTACCGGAGTTATTTACGCTATTTGGACGAAAACGAGCAGAGGGTTCCTCTCAAGGGTGACGACTTACAATTGGAGTTATTTGATGAATACTGAAATTATTGTATAACAATTTAATAATCAAATTTATGGGAAGAGAAAAGAAAGTGGTACACACAGGTGTATCGAGTGAACAGATGGAAACGGCATTTGGCGAATACGCCGTTGCGGATGCCAAGTTAGCTAAAATCAATGCAACGATTGACGTTCAAGTGACTAATATCCGTGAAAAATATGCGGATGACATAAACAAGTTGACCGAAACGAAAGAAAAGGCTTTTGATGTTTTGCAAGCTTTTGCCCTGGAAAATAAAGACGAGTTATTTGCAAAGAAAAAGAGCATGGAAAGCATTCATGGCACGATTGGTTTCCGTACCGGAACGCCGAAATTGAAAACCCTGAAAGGTTTTACCTGGGGGGCTGTTACCAATCTACTGAAGGAATTTTTACCGGCATACGTGCGGATTAGCGAGGAACCGGCGAAAGACAAACTACTTGCCGACCGGGAAGATGACGAAATTGCAGCATTGTTTTCAAAGGTAGGGATTGCGGTAACGCAAGATGAAACGTTTTATGTTGAACCAAAGAAAGAAACTGAGTAATCAATTGATGTTTAACTTATAATAATTAACAAATGAGTAACGAAAAGAAATCAAATGGTTCAAAAGGAATCGGATTATGTGGTTTTGTATTCCTGATATTCTTAGTATTAAAATTGGCTGAAATTGGTGTGGTTGCCAGTTGGTCGTGGTGGTGGATCACTGCACCTCTTTGGATTCCTTTTGGTATTGGAATTATATTTCTGATTGTCTTCCTGATTATACTTGTAATTAGGGCAATAAGTAAATCCTGAACGGTTTTTCGTCCCGGTTCGATTCCGGGACAGGAACAATAAACTAAATTTATGATTGTGGATTTGAAAGAAACAGCAGAGTTTTATCCAATTGTTGGACACGAAGGCTATTTTCTTACTGATGATTTCAGAATATTCAGTAAGAAAACAAACCGTTTCCTTTTGTGTCGATATAATTACAGGGGCAAAAATAGTTATTATCATTTTGCATTGGGAAAATCAAAAAAACAGGCTCAAATTTCTTTGCCTCGTATTGCATATTCTGTTAAAAACGGAATAAACCCAATTTCAATCCCTTCTGATTATATAATTACGTTCAAGGAAAATAAACCCGGATTTGATAATATTGTTGTTTCCGACCGCAGTGAAGTTGGATGCAAAATATACTTGATAAGAAGTATGAATCCGGCAAACGAACTATTTTATGAACGTTGCCATGAATTCACAGGCTTAATTTTAAAAAATGACACGGAAGCCATCTTTGAATTTATTGACAAATATAAAAATCTGATTGTTGGGACATTATGCAAATACATGAAATACACTCAAGCATTGAAAGTATATTCCGATTTGAAAAATGATTTGGTTATTGGAATTTTAGACAGGCGTTATCAATGCTATGAGCCGGTTTCCTATCTACAAAAATGTATTAAGAGAAAATTTAACTCAAAAAACTGAAAAATAAATGATTACTGAATTGTCAAAAGCGGTTTGTATCCCGGAACTGCTTATACTTGGCAGGGATAAAAGACAGGATATTGCAGACGCCAGGGAACTATACTGGTTCATTTTGAAAAACAACGGATTTGGCTGGAGTGAAATAGCCCGTCTCTGCGACCGTACTCATGGAGCCATTATAAGCGGGGTAAAACGTATAACCAGGCTGCTTGAGGCAAAGGACGCTAAAATGA